GGTGGAAAGTGGATGGTTGCTTCTTGGACTACTGAAGTAATTCATGCGAAGCCTTTCACTCCTGAGTTTGGAGATGCTCCTCGTTATGAGTCAACTTGGAATGGGTTCTCTTGGTTGGTTACTTCCTTTGTTCGTGAAGGACGAAAGACTGTTGAACGATTGAGGTCTTACGGAGATGAATACGCAGAGTATTCAGAAATCCTTGAAGAAGTCGTTGAAAGATGGCATAGTCATGGAATGGGAGAAATTGCGAGAGAGGCTATGGCTGCATAGTTTCATACATACTTGGATTTACTTTCATTTTTGAGGGGGAACACTTTCGGGTGTTCCCCCTTTTTTTGTATCTAAATATTAGTATTATGTTGAGCAATACCAAATATTTCATGGGAAAGGATGGCTTCAACTGGTTCGTTGGAGTCGTTGAGGACAGAGAAGATCCCCTCAAGGCAGGCCGTGTTCGGGTCAGGTGTCTAGGGTATCACTCTGAAGACTTGACCAAAATACCAAAAGACGAATTACCTTGGGCTTCTATAATGATGCCTGTCACGGCAGGGGGGAACTCAGGGATAGGTACATCTTCTCATTTTCTTTTAGAGGGTACTTGGGTTGTTGGGTTCTTTAGAGATCCATCAATGCAGGAACCTATCATCATGGGCACTCTGCCTGGCAAAAATTCCTCAGAAACAGGTGATGATCATATCGTGGCCAGTTCTGCTGTCGGGGGATTTTCTAAGAGTGGTGGATATAAAGACCCAAAGGGAGTTTACCCAACAGCCCTCTATGTAGATAAAACAGATACAAATCTACTTGCCCAGGAACTTATTGCGGAGCATCCATCCAATGAGGCAAAGACTACTTTAGAGCCAGATTGGAATACTGCAAGTGGTACTGCAAAACAACCTGAGTCTACACAGGCCAATGCAAAATATCCCTACAACCATGTTTTTGAAACAGAGGTTGGACACTATGTTGAATTTGATGATACAGTTGGAAACGAGAGGATTCATGTTTTTCATAAGACAGGAACCTTCATTGAAATTGATCCAACTGGAAATGTGGTTATCAAGACAGTCGGAAATGTGACCAACATCATTGCTGGAAATATGGATACCTATGTGAAGGGGAATTGGTCACTATCAACGGGCGGGAATATTGATGTCTATGCAGTTGGTAATCTTACAGAAAAGGTAGACGGCAATCGAAAAACTACAATCACAGGAACAGAGACACTTGAGATAACTGGTGCAGTAACCAATACTTACAAGGCTGCTTTAAATGAAGAGGTTACTGGTGCAGTAGACCAACAATATAAAGCAATGCTTACAACAAAAATCTCAGGTGCTGCTTCAATCAAATCTGATGTTGCAATGGTCGTTGGTGGTTCTACAATCAGTTTCAACTAATGCCTGCTAGACTTGCTGCTGCTTCTGCTCATACTATGTCTTTAGAAAATGATGCAGCTACAGGTGGAGCTTTAACTAATTCTGGTGCTAGGACAGTAGGGGGTCTGGAAAATATAGGGACTGCTACCAGTAATACTTTTACAATGACAGAGGTGATCAAAATTAAGGAGACAGTAAATGCTCCTGTTCCAGGCGGAGGGCCAGTCCCAGGCTCTTATGATGGATTAGAAACTGCTGCCGGGCCCTATATCAAAGTCAAGAGTATTTCAGTACCATCATCTTACCAAGGAGACTCCTTATCATTTTCCCATCCATCTTCTAGTTCTGAGAATCCATCTAATTTTACAATTGCACCAGACATAAAAATTACTTGCACTCTAGGATCAGATTCTTCATCTGGGGGTGTAGGCTTCCAAGAGGTTACGGCAGTCATAACAGGGCCAGTCAAAGAGATGGATGATTGGGTATTACCTTGGAGTGATCCAGTTGCAGGAATTCCTAAGTTCAATGGTTCGGATTTTGCAACAACAAAGAGCTCTGGTTATGGTAGAGAAAATGGTGTATTCATAGTTACGTTTGTTCTTGAGTATGGACTCTTACCTTTTTCAGATGGGGCTAGTCCTATATCACCTCAAGAGAAGACATGGACAATAGGTATAATAAATAATGCAGACAATGATAGAGATGTCTATATACAAAAGTATAAAGAAGCATACGGAGCCTTGACTAAGGTTCCTGAATTAGATGAAAGGCAATAATGGCAGGAGCAATCGCAAGAGAAGGTGATATGCTATCGGGACATGGATCGTTTCCACCACATCCATTTCCAGTTGGTGGTTCGATAGCAAAGGATGCATTTGTTGAGGGAATCAAGATGCTGTGTGTGGGGTCGATAGACACTGCGCACCCAGGCTCACCTTCACCAAGTCCAGCACCCACACCACCACCAAAAGTCAATAGTGGATCACCAACCATGAAGGTCATGACTATCAATGGAGACTTACAACCAGTAGCAAGAATTGGTGACACTTTGTCTTGTGGTTGTATGATCATGGGTGGAGGAAACACAGTCGGAGGTGGAGCAAATGGCTAAGGCAAAAGAACAGGTCAAACTTAAATCATCACCTAAGAGAACTTCTATAGGTAAGAGTCGTAGGTCTAGACCTTTGAATAAATCTAAAAGACGAAACTGGAAGCGGTATCGTGGACAGGGCAGATAAGGACGAATTTAGAGCTGGGTTTGAGCTACAACTTCGTCACATATTTTATAGTAAACCAGAGTTCCCATTCCTTCCATCAATGGGGTGCTATCATGTCTTCTTTCCAGTAAAGAATGAGGAACATGATTTTGGGTATTTGATATTAGAATGGGAATGTCTTCCTGGCCAGATGTGGAATTGGGTAGGAACATGGGTAGATACGGAAGAGGAGCTAAAGAATTATAAGTATAAGAGAGAAGGTATTGAGTCTATAGTGGATATGCCTAAACTGATTAAGGTATATGCAGAACACATGGCTCAAGTTCATCATAGAGAGATGATGAGGAGAAAGGAGTTAGAAAAAGACGATTGGAGAGATTGGGTAGAGCTCCAAAAGTCAACTCCTAAACCCTATTTGAATTGAATGACATGGAATTTAATAAAGATACAGACATGGCAAAAAAACCAGAAGAAGAAAATGGTAATGGCAACCATCATGAACCTATAGAGAAACGGAAAAAGTGGAATTTCGTAGCACGATTTGTTATAAGTGGTGTTGTGTTCTCTATCTTCTTTATATTGATATACGTTCTGTTTTTTGAGGATGTAAAGGATACTTATCGTGATCTCATCAATATTTTGATTGGTACTTATGTGGCCGTACTAACTAAGACAGCTGACTATTGGTTCAAGGAGAAAGACGATCCTGAGCATAAGGAATCGCAAACTCTCCACGATAAAGAATAAGGTAGGTGTTCCCCTATAAATAATAACATAGGGGAATTACTATGCCGAATTACGATGCGTCTAGTCAAAATGAAAAGAAGTCTACAAGGGTCTATAAAGATCTAAATTTAAACTTCACAAGAAATCCTGTCACTGGTGATGTGGCAACTGTTACGGATGTGAATGCAGTCAAGCGTTCCATTCGTAATTTGTTGTTGACCAATCACTACGACAGGCCCTTCCATCCAGAAGTCGGTTCTGGTATTCCCAATTTACTTTTTGAAAATTTTGGGCCCATCACTGCAAATCAACTTTCCAGAGAGATTGAGACTATGATTCTCAACTATGAACCAAGGGCTCGAGTTGATAACGTAGAATGCTATCCAGTACCAGACACGAACACTTATGATGTTCGTGTCTATTTTTATGTGGAAAATATGCCTGCGGAATTAATAGAATTTCAAACAATTTTAGAAACATTGAGATAATATGGCTACAAATTCACAGGGAAGAATAGAGATCACCGATTTAGATTTTGATACAGTTAAATCAAATTTCAGATCATTCCTTTCCCAACAAACACAATTTTCGGACTACAATTTTGAGGGATCTGGGATGTCAGTCCTTATGGATCTTCTTGCATATAACACCCACTACCTGGCATTCCATTCCAATATGCTTGCAAATGAGATGTTCATTGATTCGGCAGTAACTAGATCAAGTGCAGTATCTCATGCAAAGGCTCTTGGATATACACCAAGTTCGATGAAGGCCTCCTATGCTACAATCACAGTCACAGTCACAGGTGTACCTACATCTCAAACTTCATTGACGATGGCAGCAGGGACTGCCTTTAATACTAAAGTCAATGATGTCAGCTACCAATTTGTTACAGTAGAAGATGTTACTGCAACTTCTGATTCTGGAATTTTCCAATTTCCTAATGTAATAGTTTATGAGGGTACATGGGTTTCCTACAGATATGTGGTAGATACTAGCAATCTGGAACAGCAATTTATTATTCCTTCTGCTTCAGTGGATACTTCTACTCTGAGAGTTAATGTGCAGACTTCAGTTTCCAATACTACAAAAACAACGTATGCCCTGAAAACAGATTTTACTTCTTTGGATTCAAACTCAACAACCTATTTTTTACAGGAAGTTGAACAAGGAAAGTTTGAAGTTTATTTTGGTGATGGTATCGTAGGCAAGAAGCCGATAGATGGAAATGTAGTATTGTTAAATTACGTTGTTACGAATGGTGCGGATGCTGATGGTGCAAGTGCATTCACCGCTGCATCTACTGTTGGTGGATATTCTAATGTCACTGCCCTAGCAACTTCAAATGCTGGTGGTGGAGGGTCAGCAGAAACAGTTGACTCTATCAAGTTCAATGCACCTTTAAAATATGCATCTCAAGGTCGTGCTGTTACACCAGACGATTACAAATCAATCCTTCCAAGCGTATATACAAATATAAAGTCAGTACAAGTTTGGGGTGGAGAGGATAATAGCCCACCAGTGTATGGTAAAGTCTATATTTCGATTCGGCCGAATACAGGAACATCACTGACTACAACCACAAAGAATCAGATTATAACCAATCTGAAATCGTATAATGTAGCATCAATTTCACCAGAAATTGTCGATCCAGAAATTCTCTATGTTATTTTAGGGGTCACTATGAAGTACAATCCTACTCAAACAGAGAAGGCAAATTCAGCAATACAGGCATTGGGTGAGACAGCAATGACTGCTTACAATACCAATAATCTTCAGAAGTTTGATGCTGTCTTTAGGCATTCTAATTTTCTCAAGGATATAGACAACTCAGATATTTCTGTATTATCTACAACCGCTACTGTCAAATTAAAAAGGTCAGTAACTCCTACTCTTGCCTCTGCAACAAAGTACACCATCAATTTTAACAATGGTGCATATCACCCTGCGGGTGGATGGTCACAGACAGTTGTTGAGTCTTCTGGGTTTTATTTGTCAGGTAATAGTAATGTGCAGTATATTGATGATAATGGAAATGGCATCATACGCACGTTCTATCTTTTAGGTGGGACCACAAAGACCTATACCAATGAGACTGCTGGTACTATTAATTATAGTACAGGGACAGTAGTTCTAACATCGTTCAATGTGACAGGTACAGTTAATACTGATAGTACTATTGACATTACCATTAAACCAGATTCCAATGATGTCATTCCAGTTAGAAATCAAATTGTTGAGATTGATACTGTAGCAAGTTCAGTTACAGCAGAGATTGATACATTTGCAGAAGGAACGGCAACTGCTGGAGTCGGATATACAACTAATAGTTCAACAGCAGCAGTAGGTAGCGTATACACAACCTCGTAATATGGCTAATACTTTTCTAGATGAAAAAATATCCTCGTTTATAGAGGATCGTTTTCCTGAATTTGTTAGGACACATCATCCTGTTTTTGTCGATTTCCTTAGACTGTATTATCAGTTTATGGAATCAGCTAAGATCACGTTGTCTTCAGCACAAATACAGGATAGGGTTCTTCTAGAAAATCGTCTTACCACAAATTATCTCATCTTAGAAGATGGTAGTAGAGTCTACACTGAAGATTCTCTATTTGGTGCATTTGAAAAAGGTGAGACTATCACCGGCCAGACTTCTGGGGCCACTTCTATAATTCTCGCTGAAGATAATAATAATTCTATTCTTTATGTTGAACAGAATCGACATTTACAAGTCGGTGAGGTTATAGTTGGTTCTTCCAGTAAGGCAAGCGGAATCATTGGAAAATATCAAGGTAATCCAGTT